TCCTCAGATTCAGAGAGTTCAACTTTGCTTGCCTCCTCGCAGTCAGCGATGTGGTCTTGCCATTGCCGCGCTAAGCGTTCTATTTGCCACATCTCGCTGATGGAGACGGCCATCGCGTCGAGGAACTTGTGGTTGTCGTCGTACGTCGTAGCGTGGATAGTGATGACGGGCTTGTCAGCGGTCCAATGCTCCCAACGGAGCGAGGGAGAGTGTCCCTTCATCGTGAGCCAATTCAAAGCGGAGGCGAGAGTTTGAGCCATCTCGGGGCTGTATTTGATGTTGTCCATAATGTATGGGTTTAAGTGTTTGTGGTGCAGGGGGAGTCGAGCCCCCGACGCGTGTTTTTCGCGTCCTCCAAGTACACCTGTGGTCTACATCCTAACTTAGTCCACTTACGCGGTCAACTCAGCGACCATATCCTCGGCAATCTGCTCCTCCAAGGAGGCGAGCAACTCTGTGGCAGTCATCTGCACAGGGGCTTCGAGCAAGAACTCAACAACGGCCACAACGCGTTGGGCAAAGCGACGCTTGGCCTTGGGTGTGTGACCGACCTTGAAGGTGGCCTGCAGACGCTCCTCGATGTCGCGGAGGTCGATGGTTGACTTGCCGACCTTGAACTTCAAGAGCACAGGGTGCGACAGGTTGGTGAATCTTGCTCCTGTCTCCTTCTGCAAGGACAGGTAGCGGAACAAGCGGTTGAGCATCGTGCCGATGACGAGGTCACGGCCTTGCTTGTTGTTAGCGTCGAGGTCGTAGCTGAACTCGAAGCGGTTAGACAATGCGACTTCGTGGTTGTCGCGGGTAGTAGTGTATGCCTGAATGGCGGTTGCAGTAAACAACATAGTAATTGAATTGTGTGCCGAAGCACGGGTTAGAACAACGGGGGGGAGTCGAACCCCCACCACCTACCGAGGTGGAACGCCTGTTCCGTTGCTACGCCACGGCGGGCGGATAGCCCCGCAATCCCAAGCTGGCTTGTATCGTGGCGGTGTAGTCAATAGTGTTTGCATTACTTCTTCCCCCATCCCAACTCCGATGGCCACGTAGTGTGGCGGGTTTTGTCGGCCCGAGTGGTAGGTAGTTTCAATACGTCAAAGAACTGCGCTCTGCGGTGAGTGGTGTTTGCCCACCCTGCGTTCTGCATACAGGGTGCGAGGTTCGCTCCGTGGAGCGGGTCGTTTAGTCAGCGACAGGCAGTACGTCAATAGTCCGCAGTGCGGGGTTGCCATTGCAACACGAGAGCCATAGTACTATAGGGGGCTGACTTGTCAAGCGGTTTTTGCAAGTTTTTTTTCAATGCCTGTATTTCATCGACGAACAACCAAATAGCTTCGACGAACGACTTGGACCCACAGTGAAATTTTAACATTTATGTGTTTGCACAGGTCAGAAAAATGTTGTAGACGCGCGTATCAACCTCCGTGCCAACCCCGTTTGTGGGGTCAGTTTAGGGTCGCTCAGTTCCGACGATGTGGTTGTCCCACCTCCCCCCAAAAGGGTCTGCTCAGACCTATCCGTCTATGGTGTGGTACGGGAGCAAAAACGCTGAAAGTTTGACGCAACGACACGGCAATATGCTACCCCCCCATCGCGCAGAATCGACTTCGGGCTGACGTGACGCGCGTGTACATATAGACATAATCCCCACCCCACACATTTCTCAGGACTTTTCCGGGGGACATGTATGTGTTTCCTTTTTTTGGAGTGCTGTACTCCCGGCAGGGCTCGAACCTGCAACCTACAGCTTAGAAGGCTGTCGCTCTATCCAGTTGAGCTACGAGAGCATATCGTTTGAATCAAAGGTACTTACAAGTTCTCGAGTAAACAAGCTGTTCAGGACTTGACTTTTTAATTTTTTTCCCGTAACTTTGCTAAGTCGCTAGGCACTCACGACAACGTCAGTCACGCCCTTCGACCCTATGGGGGTTCGGGTCTCGGACGCTACTCAGTCTGAACAAATGCTGCGTGAAACAAAACTATCGTAGTCGTACTCGTTAAGTGCCGTATCCGGGTTAGCTGTACCCAAAGTTGTAGTATATTTACAGCCATGAATCTACCAACACTAGACCCTGATTTCTTGGAGGTGTTGATGACAGCATCAAAAAAACAAAAGAACAATAGCTCTGCTCGGGCGCGTCGTCGTGCTATGGAGAGAGCTTTGAACAAACACTACGGCAATGCGAGCAGTAAAACGAGACGAGAAGACGGGGCTTCCTGAAAAGTATCTGTCTGGTTCAAAGAATCGGGAGGCAAGAGCCAAATCCATTAAGGAGGGCCAGAAGGCTTACAAGGAAGGAAGGCGACTCCCCGACAGCTATTTCAAAGAAAGACAAGAGTTCAAAAAAGGTGGCAAGGTAAAGACGGGCAAGGGTGCTAAGGAAGGCAGAAAGCCTTTAAGCGCATCTACCATTGCCTCTCTCAAGAAGAAGGCCAAGTCATCAGGTAAGTCTTTGTCTACACTCAAGAAGGTTTACCGAAGAGGTCAGGGAGCGTATCTGTCTAGTGGCTCAAGACCCAAGACAAGTATGGCTGCATGGGCGATGGGGAGAGTGAACAGCTTCATCAGAGGCTCGAAAAAGCACGATACAGACTTGCGATAATTTTATTAGATTTGTAATCTCAACAAGAACGATATGCCAACAGCAAAAAAGAAACCCAAGACTTACAATACTTACGCCGCTGGCGGTAAGGTTAACGCTATGACTTTTGACCAAGTCAAGGAGGGTATGGCTAACGGAACTGTCAAGCTCGCAAAGAAGTCTTTCGCCTACGGAGGTAAAATGTACAATCAAGGTGGTAAGCCAGACTTTATCGACATTGATGGTGACGGCAACAAGACCGAGCTCATGAAGGACGCGGCTAAGGACGCAAAGACTCCAAGTGGCGAGAAGGGTATGATGGTTAAGAAGGCAGATAAGGGTATGATGGTGAAGGGAGTAGATGTTAGCGGTCTTACCAAGAGACAGCAGAAAACCATGAAGAAGCACTCTAAGCATCACACAAAGAAGCACCTTCAGGAGATGACTAACGCAATGCTTAAGGGCTCGTCCTTTACAGCGTCACACAAAGAAGCACAGAAGAAGGTTGGTTCATGAGGGACATGCACTTACAGGTACTCAGGTTTTCGGATAGCGGAGACTCGACCAATGGTATTTTGGTTGAGCTTTTCCCTGACGGACGTGAGTTTTTGTGCTATACCCTAGAAGACGAAGAGAGAAAAAGAAAGAGGAGAAAAGAAACAAGAATACCAGAGGGGACTTACGACATTACACTTCGCACCGAGGGCGGGTTTGACGCCAAGTACTCCGAGCGTTTTCCCGATATCCATGAGGGCATGCTGTGGGTGCGAGACGTTCCTAACTTTGAATACATCCTTATCCACTGTGGCAACACAGACGAGCACACAGCAGGATGTCTTCTACTTGGTGACAGCCAAGAGAACAACCAGCTCTTGGATGATGGGTTTATTGGAAAATCAACACAAGCTTACAAACGTGTCTACCCAAAAATTTTGAAGGCACTTAATGACGGAAGGAATGTTCGCATCGAGTACGTCGACCTTAATGATGTTATCATCGCAAAACTGAACTTATGAGAACTAAGAAGATGCAAGAGGGCGGTATGCCCGCAATGAACAAGATGGCTCAGCGCAAGGCGATGACCCAGAAAGCAGCAGCAGGTAGAAGCGGAACCTTCCGCGACCCAGAGCACGGTGGACCATCCATGCCACTGGCAGCAGATGTAGAGCGCAAGTTTACTGGCACAACAGTGACAGGTGACCCATACACTGCTGACCAGCCAACAATCACTCCCGGTGTAATTGAAAGCTACACGGTAACTACTGACGACGACGGGGTGCAGACTCAGACTGCAAACTACGGCGACCCCACCATTGACCCGGGAACTCCCGGCGCTACCATTTCAGGCTCAGGTGCTGACCCGCTGCAGACTGGTGAGGAGGGCATGATGCTCAAGAAGAAAGATATGAAGGCTGAGAAGGGCATGATGATGAAGAAGTTTCACGAAGGAGGCTTTTCGGTCATGGACCCCGCTGACTTTGTTAAAATGTTGCGAGACAACAGAAAGAAGTAAGCCATGAAGCTGAAGAAGCTATCGGCGACCTTCGATGACCGGGAGCACGGCGAGAAGGCTCGCCCACTAGGCCCTGAAGTAAAGAAGCGTGACGTTACGGCAGCTCGTGACGACTACTCTTCCTATCTGCTGTCGAACCAACAGGCGAATCAGCAGCAGGACGACGACGATGTAGTCCCGCCACCAATTCCCGACCCGCCAGTTCAAGAGGCTCCACAGCTTCCAGAATCGTACAGGCAAGCTGTCGATGCGTTTGAAAACGCCATTGCTCTTCAGGGTGGTAACATGGATACGTCCGGTGATGGAGCGCTAGACGTTCTTGACGTCGCAGGTATCATCGACTTTTTCATGACAGTTGTTGCTCAGTCTGTGGAACCGGGTGGCAGCTTATTGGGTCAGCAATTTCAGGGTTTGTTTTGGAACAACGCTGGGCAGATGTCTTTCTTGAACAACGCTGGTCTATTCTTTAACCCGGGTGAAAGCTTTAACGGAACCGCCGCTTACTACGAACCTACAGAAGACGGGATTGGAGAGTCTCTTCTTACTTGGTCAGACTACATGGCTTCCGAGGCTTTTAATGAGGAAAACCTCACTTTGTTCTATCCAATTCCCCTTGACTGGAATAATCCTACCCCCAACCAGTACACCTCCGCATTGCAAGCCGTGTTCGATGCGTATCAAGGCAATGTGCCTGACGACTTCTTCGACACTCTCCTTATGAACCCACAGCCCACCGAGGCTGACCTCGAGGACCTGGGCGCATGGTTCGATGCAAACATGCTGCCAATAATGAACATCTACGCGGATGTTTACATGTCAAATGTTGCAGGAGACCCGCTTGGATACAGCGACACCAACTTCCAAGACATGATGAACTACATCGAGTCTCAGGGCCAAGGCATTGGGAACTTTGATGTATCCATCAACGATACAGACTACAACCCATTCTCTGGAAACATCTTCGATGTAAACAATGACGGCACCTTTAATGGTGCTGACATCGCGGCATGGGCAGACTTTACAGAGATGGTATCTGCTGTCACTAACGGCACGGATATATCTGAGGCGAACAACATCTTTACTCAGGATGACATCGACCAAATCATCGAGTACTACGCTTACTACGGTACAGAAATGGCCGGAGGTAATCTATACTTCAGCACGAACGGTGAGTGGGATGACACGCAGAATCTGTTTAACATTAACAATCCTACAGAGAACCCACCACTTATCTTCAACCTTTTGGACCAAGGAGATGTAGATGCGTACGTCGAAGAGCAAGAGGCTGATGAAATTCTGCAGCTTCAAGAGCTCAACTGGGCCAACCAAAGACCTACTTGGGGTGAGAACTATGGACTCCCCGCTGACCTTCAGTCAGAAACCCCTGATTGGTACATCGCCTTTGCTAATTCATTTTCTACATGGATGAGTAATGGTTACGATGCAAACTATACTCAGGACTCACCTAACTACAACACATGGGCTGGTCAAGGCCCTAACGCTCAAGTAGAAGCATATCAATCTCAGATTGCTAGCTGGATTTCCGCAAACTTTTTTGACCCAGACGGTGACACACAATACAACCCATTAGACCTAGACAATAGCGTTGTAGAATTTTTAATTAACAACCACCCACAGGTAAATCAGCTTTCAGACATTACCCCAGAAGTATTTGGGGAGGCACTCAACATAATGCCACAGCTTCTGAACGAGTGCTCCGACTGGGTAAACAGCGTTGGTGGAATACCTGAATGGGCAAACATTATCGGTCAAGAGAACACTGAACCGTTCAACCATCTAGCTCAAAATGCAGCATTGTTGTTTTTGGCTACTTCATTTGGACATCAAAACTTAAACGCTGACCCAACGGCACAAGGCCCTGATGGGTTTGACTACAGCTATGAATCATTGTTTGAGTATCTAGGATATGACTCCGAACAAGCATCGTCACTTGCAAGCTATGTGCAATCTGAAGATGGATTCGTAGCCGACCAAGCTGCGTTTAGCAACTGGCTTTACACCGGATTCATGGGGCTTGTTGGGTATTTTGACCCAAATACAGGAGAATCAACTATTATGTCTCCGGGGATGGGGGTCATTTGGGCACCAGCTGGTTGGGAGCTGGGAGACGACTACGACGATTACGCCTATTATCAAGGACAGGGTCCTGCCCTTTTTGACGTTCAATTCTACAACTTTGAGTTAGACTTGACGTCAAGTGAGTTCTTGTTTACCTATAATGCCTTCATAGACAGCACTCCGTTTTACACACCACCACCCCCACCAAACCTTTCCATCAACCCATCAGAAGGTGTCGAAGGAATCTATGGTGATGCACCTACGCCGGGTGCAGAGCAAGCGGGTGAGTATATTGACATCCCTGATTTCTTGAATAGAACAGGCGGTATGATTGATTTTGATGGCGACGGAAATGTAGGGTTCGGCGACTTCCTTGCCGTGTACGCATGGATTCTACAGGGAGCGTATAATAACTATAATGGACTTAGCTGGCCTATGGCCTCGTTTTACGCAGGAAACATTGGAATTGGCTGGTCTGCGTTTTATGCCACTCAAAATAATTTCTCAAACCAAGCGTTATACAACCTCACCTCAAGTGATTTGTGGTACGGAGGTTTTATGACTCCGGGCGACCTAGTCCTAAACCAGCAGGGACTGCTTAGCAACTCCCTTTACAGCTACGGCGGACTGAACCCATTTATGTATGAAGGAGCTGAGTTTGGAGAGTCAGGACCTTACACTGGATTCAACCCTGCCTATGCCTTAGCCTACTTCTTGGTCTTCCAATACGCAAACGACTACATCGACTCCGGAGGTCAGACACCTAATTGGTTCACGACACTTATGGAGATGAACCCCAACTCCCCTCTATCTACTGCTGATTGGTTTAATTTAATTGACCCCAACTGGGTAAACATTACCGAAGTATTCAGCGCTAACTCGTTTGCAGGTGACGATGGTGGTAATGGTGGGTTATTTGGAAGTCTTGTTGTACCGCTTCTTCAAGCGATTCTTCCTGACGAAAATGCACTAAACTCTTACTCAGATTTCTACCTGCAGAACGGCATCGACCCAAATGAGTTCTTTGTTCCAGCCGGACCGTACACAGGGCCCGACTCGCTTGTGCCTATTATTGCAGGCGCTGGCTCTCTGGGTGATGGATTAGAAGATGCTCTTGCTGCTGCTTCAAGCGCCAACTTTATTTCTGAGTACGCAATAGCTAACCCGGTGGGAATTGCGGCTATAGACTTTAATGGAGATGGGCAAATCAACACCGCAGAAATTAACCTATACGGTCAGCTTTACCAGATGATTGTTGCTGCCCTACCCGGTGCAGCTGTTGATGGTCAGCTCTCTCTAAATACGTTGGCCATAGAACTTATGGGGCCGGGCGCTTCAACCTTTAGCCTCGTCAACAACTTCGTTACATCTATGATAATGAGCGGTGAAGCTTCAGATGAAGCAGCTGCTTTGTACTCTTTGTTTGGCCCATTTATTCAGCTAGGTGTCTTTGGAGTTGAAACTGATGTTGACATATCAGGGATGACAGATATCTTCATCACTTTTGGCACAACCGTCAATCTAACTACCGCACAGTATTTCGCTCAAATATTTGGTAACCCAAACAACACACAACAGGGGGGATTGATTGGAGTCATTGCAGATTCTTTGATTGAAGGAGCCTACTACATAGGTCCTGACGGAAACTTTATTCAGGTAAACAATATTTACGCTGGACTGCAAGCGCAAGCATTCCACACTGCCAATATTGCTTTTCAACTTAATGGCACAATGCCTCCCCCGGAGCTAGCGTTCTCGGTATTTTTGTACCCACAGCTCCTTGAGTTCATTGAGCAGTTTGACGACCCAGACCTCAACAACGACGGATTTTATACTGAAGCTGACGTAACGTTGTTACTAGAACTACTTCAGTCTGGAGATTTTACTGAGGGAAGCCCTGAGTTTGATGCCTTGGACTTAACAAATGATGGCGATTTAGACGAAAGTGACTTGGTTCAATTCGTCGACTTCTTTGGGTCATTTGCTGGCGATGAAGGCGAATTTCAGTTTGGTCAGTTCGGATACTTTGACGACGGCGTATGGGTTGATTTTGATTACGATGACTTTGACCAAGAAGATTACTTCGGAGATGGATGGTCACCACAAGGGTATGCAGAAACAGGCGAAGCGCCGCCACCAATACCGACAACATGAGACAGATAGGAATTTCAAATTCTGCAAGACGCAGAAGAAGTGCAAAAATTAAAAAGCTTCCGTCACGCATCCAATCATTTGGTAACGTCAACGTATCGGGCGTCACAACTCCAGCCATATCTCTAAGTGGTTCTGTAAGAGCAACTCCTATTTTGCTAATACTTGACCCAAATGACTTTACAGGTTTTGAAAGAGATTTCAGCATAACGAGCGCCACTGTAAACAATCAAACAGATGGCACCAGCGCTTCAGGTCAAACATTTAATTTCACAGCCAATCTAGGCCAAATTGGTTCTGGACACTTTCTTTCAACAGGAAACAATAACTTTGAGTCACTAGTAGGAGCAGGTAGTGGTGACACCATTGTTGTTACAGGAGATTTAACACTTGCAGGGTACGAATCCACAGAGGTTACAGCATCAATCACTTACTAATGGACTATTGGCCAAACAGGATACATTTCAGCTCAGAAGAGATAGTGAAAATGTCAAAAGCACTTCAGGTTGTTTTTACTCAAGAATCCTCTCCTAAGATACACGCTTATTTTTCTCAGTTGATAACTGACAACTCATGAACACTGTAAAGAGGTACAAGAAAGGAGGTCTTAACATCCTTAGCAAAAAGGTTGCCGTAGAGCCTCCCAAGGGTCATTACTGGGTTCAAGAAAGCGGAAGGTACTTTCTAGTAAAAGGAGAGTACAAAAAACAACCGGGGGCTTTGCAAAAGGCAGAGTTCAAGATTGCTTCTCACAAGAAATCTTAATCGCTTCTTCTCCCTCTAGCTTTCGGTAAAACCTCTGCACCAAGTGTCTAGCTTTGGGCGTCAGCCCGTACCTGTGCTTGTAGTTCGTCTTTGCCTCCTCAACAAAGTACATGTCAGCTTCTGAGCCCGTGTCGACGTTGAACCTGCGATGCACCACGTGTATCAATCCCTTCTTCATCATCGGCTGCAGTGTGCGCTCCCTAAACTTTTTGGGAGATGCAAACAGTGACTTTGCGATGTGCGTGGCCGTGAAGAACTCGTAGTCGTAGCCAAATAACATTACCTGCATCTCTACTGGTCTGATGTCGTGATGTTGAGACATATCTGTCTCTGCTAGTCTTAGATACTTGAGGTAGTTCTTGTTTACGTACTTTTCGTGGAGGTATGAGAACTCACGCATTTTGCGCTCAGGTCTGTGTCTCTTCATTTTGAGTATATTTGTGTAGACAAAAAGAACAAGATGGGAACTACACTATCAGGCACTCAAATCAAAACCACCTACGTTGGAATCCTAAAGGCTACTGACAATACTGCTATTAGTGGCACCCTCAAGACAATTACTGACGGCGCTGGTAATGACACAGCTCTTTCTGTCTCTTCGTCTCAGGTAAAGGTAACTAATCTTTTGATTGACTCTCCAGCCAGCTCTTCAGGAGATGAGGTTCTGGTCAGAGATTCCTCTACTGGATTGATTGGCAAGCGTCGCTTTCCGGGCTTTCGTAGTGTTACAACTACTGTTGGCTCTGGCACGACAACCAACGGAACGGGCAGTGCTATTGCAGTAACGATTGCAGACTCTTCGGGAAACTCCGGGTCAGCAAGCTTTCAGACAAATCAAAATATGACGATTCGTGCTACTGGAGGCACGCTCAACTTTAAGTATGACACAAGAGATGTAACTAAGGTTACTTCAACCACAGGACTTACCGCTGCTTCAGAAGGAGGTACTACCGTGTTTTTGGATTGCGCAACTCTTAACGGAGGTACTTTGACATTGCCATCAGCTTCTGAAGGCAGGTTTATTAGAATTAATGTTGATGTTGGTCACACCACTGCGTGTAACATTAACGCTGCATCAGGTGATTATTTCTATGGAGGAATCATCGCCGTGTCTACTACAGACAATAAGACTGCTGTGCAGAGCGTGCCTCGTGCTACTGCTGCTGCATCTGTCGCAAGCTTCAATCAGATTACTCTGGATGAAAACGACGCCACTCTTGGTGGCGCGGAGGGTAGCTACCTCGACCTTACATGCTACGACGATTCTGGGTGGCACGTTCACGGATACCTTATCGGTGCCGCAACGACTCCCTCTTCTATCGCAGCAATCAACGGACAATAATGACAACTATGGACCCCACCCTGAAGGAGCTCTTCATATCAGAAGTAGCCGAAGTCTTGGCACAGCTTGAAGACGTCATAGAGAAGTATCAAGTAAACGAAAGGGTGGCTTACCTCTTTGGTCTCGGGCTTGTTGACGACATCCCAGAAATCGGCCCTGCTTGGCAGGTAGCTAGTAAATGGCATGTAGATGGTTCTGATGAACTTGCCGAGCTATTTTCAGCTATCATGGCTTCTTACGAAAAAGTAACTCAAGATGATGACATCGACATAGATGATATTGACCTAGGCGACCTAGGCTTCAACCTCAACTAAATACAATGGAAAATTTGATTAGAAAAATCGTCATCGGTCCTAATCCGAAGGATGCGATGGCGTACTACGTCGGCATGAAGGCTGGCGCAGGAAAAGTTGTTCTCATAGAGGAGGATGACCGCGCTATGTTTAAGCACAACATTCGTAGGTACAATATTTACACTCAAGACAGTGAATCGTCCTACCTGTGGAAGACTGTGGAGAACACCCCGGTTATTGTTGAATACGATTGTAACTTTGAATGAAAGCGCTGTACCACTTCGTGGTGAAGCTTGATAAGACTCATCACGACACTATCGAACTAGGCAACGGTAAAGAAATTTACGTTGACCCTAAGTGGAAGGAGTTCGAGCGCCGCGTCATGTATGGCGAGGTAACATCAACTCCAGTCAAGTACGACGTGGATGTGAAGCCGGGAGATACCCTGTTCTTTCATCACCACGTGGTTATGTCTGACGCTCTGAAGATTCAGGTGGACGACGAGGACAGGTTTATCGTAGGGTACGACCCAGTAAACACTCTTAGCTGTCACGCTATCGCGTATCGCAGCAAGGATACTGGAAAGCTTCACATGCTCGCGGACTGGGTGTTCCTGCAGCCAATAGAGGAAGAGGAGCCAGAGGAGAGCGAGATTATTATCGTTGACCTCAAGCCCAAGACTCACCTTAAGGCAAAAGTATTCTGCTGCCCCGAAGACATGATTACTCAGGGCGTCAAGCAAGGAGACATCGTTGGGTTCAAGAAGAACAGAGATTATGAGATGCGATTGGAGGACGACACCACCGTGTTCCGTATGCGCTCAGAAGAAATGATGTATGTCGAGGAGTCCTAAGTTTGAGACCATCGAGGCTTCTCGTAGGCTGATGGATAGCATGGCTGTCGCAATCAACAACATGATTGAGGAGGTCAAGCGTCCCGTCGACCCTGAGGCTGGTGGCGCTGCACGCAAGGCTGAGCTACAGTCCATCAAGCAGACCGCTACAGATTGCAAAGAACTGTTAATCGAAAGGCAGCGGCTAGAGCAAATGGTCAAAGACCTGAGCGAGAACGGCAGCATCGACGAGGACAAGGATTACTCAGGCGGCTTTGCAGAAAGATTCAGTAAGTGACAGGTCTGGTAGACATAGAGAAGTACGACGAACCAGTCGTATCCATTTGCCCGCGCGGCACTCTCGGGGACGTCATCGACATCTCCGGTCTACCTATCTGTTTGCCTAAGCAGCCAAGAAAGAAAGACATTGCAGGGTACGACCTACCCACTCACCTACAGACTTGGGCTAGGACAGAGATGCCCAGCGAGCTTGCTCGCATCAAGTCTATGGACGAATGGTACGAGATGCCCAAGGAGTTTCGCCAAAGGTTCTCCCCCTTTATTGAGGAGGAGTTCCGTAGGCGTAGAGAGGGGTACTGGTTTTACAACAATGGAGAACCTACCTACGTTACTGGACGTCACTACATGATGCTTCAGTGGAGCAAGATAGATATTGGGTATCCTAGTTTCCTAGACTTCCAGCGGAAGCTCTTCGTTCATCAAGCTGCGTGCGAGGCTGACCCCAGATGCCTTGGTCAACTGTATACCAAGTGTCGTCGCTCAGGGTACACCAACATGTCCGCCTGCGTTCTTGTAGACGAAGCCACACAGGTCAAGGACAAACTTTTGGGTATCCAGTCGAAGACTGGTAAGGACGCGCAGGAGAACGTCTTTATGAAGAAGGTCGTTGCTATCTTCAAGTCCTACCCGTTCTTTTTTAAGCCCATCCAAGACGGTACCACCAATCCACGCATGGAGTTGGCGTTCAGAGAACCGTCTAAAAGGATTACCAAAAACAACAAGACCTCTATCAAAGGGGATGCCCTAAACACAATCATCAACTGGAAAAATACCACTAACAATGCTTACGATGGCGAGAAGTTACATATCTTGTATCTTGATGAGGCAGGTAAGTGGGAGAAACCAACAGACATTAGAGAAGCATGGAGGATACAACGGACTTGCTTGATTGTGGGACGCCGAGTTATAGGGAAGGCCCTTGTGGGCAGCACCGTCAACCCGATGGACAAAGGAGGTCAAGAATACAAAGAGCTTTGGAAAGATTCAGACCCACAAGAACGCAACAAAAACGGAAGGACAACCTCAGGATTATACAAAATCTTCATTCCGGCTTACGAAGCCTTAGAGGGCTTCTTCGACAAGTACGGGAAGCCAATCATCGAGACTCCGGAGCAGGAGCTGGAGACGTTGGACGGGGAAACCGTAGACATAGGCGCAAGGCAGTTTCTAAAAAACGAAAGGGACGCTCTAAAGCATGACGCTCGGGAGATGAACGAAATTGTTCGTCAGTTCCCCTTTACTACAGACGAGGCGTTCCGAGACAGCGTCGAGGGCTCTCTGTTTAACATCGGAAAGATTTACGAGCAGATTGACCACAACGAAAACATGTATCCAGACCCCGTAGTGCGTGGCAACTTCACGTGGAAGGGCGGTATCAGGGATACGGAGGTTGTGTTTGTTCCTAGCTCAGAGGGCAGGTGGTTTGTGTCTTGGATGCCTCCGCTTGAACTCAGAAATCAAAAGGTAACAGAAAGAGGCAAGGCTATAGCCCCAAACAAACTAATTGGCTGTGGTGGTGTTGACTCCTATGACATCGACGCTACTACAGACGGGAGGGGCTCAAAGGGAGCGTGTCACATCTACAACAAGTTCAACATGCGGGCCCCCGCTAACATGTTTGTTGCGGAGTACTGCTCTCGTCCTCCTATGGCAAAAATCTTCTACGAGGATGTGCTGATGGCAGCCTTCTTCTTTGGCTACCCACTCCTCGTGGAAAACAATAAGTACGGCATTGTAAGGTACTTTGAGTCAAGAGGTTACGATGGCTATCTACTTGATAGACCACAGCACCTTACTACATCGGGCTCTGTTGCAACCAAGACCAAGGGTATCCCGTCTAACTCTCAAGATGTAATTCATACACATGCACAAGCGATTGAGGACTACATACACAATCACGTAGGAATCAATGAGAAAGGTGAGGTAGGTAGAATGTATTTCAACCGAACTCTAGAGGACTGGATTGGGTACAGAATTGACAACAGAACAAAGTTTGACTTGACGATTAGTGCGGGGCTTGCATTGCTTGCTGCACAGACTGTCGTCCAAAAGAAAAAAGCGGCTGACTTTACGGGTAAGAAGTTCTTCCGCAAATACACCTACACACCGGGCGGGCTCTCAAAACCCTCTAAGTGATTTTGTTTATATTTGCACATTGCCTGTAATACAGTAAGTAATGAAGGGTCACAAGCCAAAGTCGTATTCCCAGTTTCCAGACCCTATGGCGCCAGCGAGCGTTAAGGCAAGTGAGAGTTACGGAATCGCTTACGCTAAATCTATCGAGGCACAATGGGGAGGTCTCGACGATTTTTCTCACGGGTTCGGAAAGCGACTCGTCGAGTTCAATCGAAACAGAGATTACGCTAACGGTACGCAAGATACATCAATCTACAAACAAATCCTAAACAGCATGGACACCCAAACGGGTGATGGCACGCTGTTGAACCTTGACTTTACCCCAGTTCCTATACTGCCCAAGTTTGTTCGGATTGTAGTAAACAAAATTCTTTCTCGCAAGTTTCGCCCTAATGTGGAGGCGATTGACCCTATGTCTAGAGACGAGAAGGAAAAGAAAAAGATTCTAGCCAAGTTTGCTATTGAAGAAAAAGAAGTTATCGAAGAGGCCAAGTCACTTGGTCTTAACACTGCTGCTGTGCCGGAGGGACTTCCTGACAACAGTGAGGAGGCTGAGATTTACTTGGCAGACAGCATCAAGACTAGTGCTGAGGTGGCAGCTCAACTTGCTACTAAACTTACTCTTGATTGGAATGACTTTGATGACGTCATATTCCGTAGAGCTGTGGAGGACCTTGTGGTCAATGGCATGGCTGTCGTTAAAAGAAGCAACGACCCGACTTACGGAATTAAGACGGAGTATGTAGACCCAGCTCAGTTCATTCACTCCAGCACGGAAGACCCCAACTTCTCTGACATCGTATACGCTGGGCATGTAAAGCGCATGTCCATTCAAGAACTCAAAAGAGTCGCTGGCACTGACATCCCCGAGGAGGAATACAAGAAGATTGCAAAGGCGGTGATGAACCGTACCTACAACAACGCGGCTCAGTTCAACCAAACTGTCTACGATAGAACTCGTGGCACTCACGTCTACGGCTACGACGAATACTTGGTCGATGTCTTGGACTTTGAGTTCCTAGGTGTTGATGACATGATTTACGAGGAGAAGACCTCGCAGTTTGGCAACATCGGTTTCTACTACAAAGGCGAAAGCTACAAGCTTCCCAGCGACTCCGTCTACGACAGAAAGATTCACACCATGCCAAACATGTGTGTGTACGGTGGCTCTTACGTTATCGGTAGTGGGTTGTTGTTTGGGTACGGCATGAAGCGGGACATCCCCAAGAACATGCACGACTTGACTCGCGCTCGTCTTTCGTACAGCGTAGTCGCCACAAACTTTCGTCGTCAGATGCCCAAGTCTATGGTGTCATCTGTCATCGGCTTTGCTGACCAGCTTCAGCTTACTCACCTCAAGATTCAACAGGCGATTGCTAAGGCCAAGCCTGACGGATTGATTGTAGACATCGAGGGTCTGGAGAATGTGCAGCTTGGTGCGGGGGGAGAGCTTCAACCGCTCGACATCCAAGATATCTACGAGCAGACTGGTGTCTTCTACTACAGAAGCAAGAACCCGGAGGGTGGATTCCAGAACCCACCTGTGCGTCCTCTTGACAACACCATCCGAAACATCAACGAGTTGATTGGTTTGTACAACCACTACCTCCGCATGATTCGTGACGTAACGGGTGTCAACGAAGTTTTAGATGGTAGCTCCCCTAAGGGTGATGCTCTTGTCGGTGTTCGTCAACAGCAGCTTGCTGCAGGCAATAACGCAATCAATGACATCACTAACGGAGCATCTGTCTTGTACAAGAGAGTGTGTGATGACGTGGTTAAGTGCTTGCAAGTTTTGCCTCCTGACTCAATCATTTACGAGGCCTACGAAAGAGCTATCGGGACTAGCAGTATGGAGATTCTTTCTTCGTTTGCCGCTCTGCCACTTCACAACTATGGTGTGATTGTAGAGCGAGAGATGTCAGAGGAAGCCAAGCTGTTACTCGAACAAAACATCCAGCAGTCACTTGCACAAAGAGAGATTGACCTTGAGGACGCTATGGCAATCCGTCGTCTCAAAGATTTGGACCAAGCGGAAAGACTCCTCATCATCCGACGCAAGCGCAGAATCGCCGCGTTGCAGCAGCAACAGCAGCAACAAATGCAGATGCAAGCGCAGGTAAACATGCAGTCTCAGCAAGCTGCCGCACAGCTTCGTATGCAAGAAGTCCAAATGAAAGGGCAGATTGACATGCAGAAGATTCAGGCTCAGGGTCAGGTTGAGTTGCAGATTCTTCAGGCTCGTCAGCAGGTGGAGGGTCAACTTCAGATGGCTAAGATGCAAATGAGCGCACAGACTCAAGCAGCTGACAAGCAGTTCCGCATGGACCTTGAGAGAAGCAAGGATGACAGAAAGGACTCCCGTGTTGATAAGCAGGCTGTAGCTCAATCCAAGCTTATCTCTCAACGCAAGGGTACACGTCCGGAACTTGAAGACCAAGACAGTAGGGACATCATCCAAGAACTAATGCGTCGATGAGCAAGGAAGCTATGAGAGCGCGAATCAAACGCATGCTCAAGAAGCACGGGCTCAGCGGTGTAAACAAAGCTAAAAGAACTCCAAGTCACCCTAAGAAGTCTCACATTGTATTGGCCAAAGAAGGGGACAAGATTAAGCTTATCCGCTTTGGTCAGCAAGGTGCTAAGACCGCTGGCAAACCAAAAGCAGGAGAGTCTGACAAGATGAAAAAGAAGCGAGCAAGCTTCAAGTCAAGACACTCAAAAAATATCAAGAAGGGCAAGATGAGCGCTGCCTACTGGGCCAACAAAGTCAAGTGGTAATGTTTCATATATTTGCATCAAAGAATAACCAATGGCAACAGTAACTGCACAAATCAGTTTAACTAGCACAGACTTGCTTTCTGATGAACTGTCTGTCAGTGTTTCTACAGATGTCACTGCAGCTAACACTACAGGCTTAGCACGTCGCCCTGTGACGGCTACAAGTGTGGGGGGTAGCGCAACAGTATTGTTTGAAGCATCTGACTTCAGCGCACCAGCTTACTTGTACGTCAAGAACACAGATAGTACTGCAACAGACTACATCTTTGTGTACGACGGAACTACAAGTGGCAACCCTGTCATCTTGAAACTGGCTGGTGGTGACTGGGCATTCCTGCCGCTCAACGCAGGAATCTCACTCAAAGCATACGCAACGACAGGGGGAACACTCCTTGAGTTCATGGTAATCGGAACTGACGCCTAATAGATAAGACATGGCATTTTTTGACCACAACAAAGGAAACAGCAGCACACGCCTAGGGCAAGACGTTGCAACTAACAGAATGCTCACGGGCGCTACTCAGGTAGTCGCTCTCAAGGGTGGCTCTGCGGGAGAACAGCTTTTTCAAGCAGGACTTGTGTTGAGAAACGAGACAGTTAGGCTTCAATCAACCGGAAGTATTAAAGCTGTTGAGTATCAAACATCAACTGATTCATTGCGGCTGTACTTGGGTCAGGGAATCCAGTGCGTGAACATGTATGGAGAGGATGTAGCGTTTGACGCAAACTCATTCTTGAAAGGCGCTACAGTAATTCTTTCGTCAGACTTGCACCCCAGATTGAATGGAACGTACACTTATTTCAAGGGTACAGTAAGTGGAGATGACGACTTTATCGAGGTTGTAGGCAATGCTCCAAACTCATTCTTTGGAGAATCCGATTTGGGTTTGGAGACCGGGCAATTTGCAGACGTAGCTGGAACTGCAAACAACGAAACAATTAGCTGTACTGTACTCCCCTTTCCCCCTGCTTTTTGCGTAGAGATGTTGGGTATGGATGACGTTGCAGCCGGAGAAGTCCTTGCGCGTCACAAGCCTTTGAAGTTCAAGATGAATAACATTGCAGGCGCCACAATCGAAAACAACATTGACTTTCCTGACGGTCAAGTCGTCTATGGAGAGATTACTGAGTTTGAACCAGAGAATGACGCCAATGCTTTCGCGTTGTTGTACTTGCAAGACAAGCCTTCTTTGGACTACTCCCCATACAGACGCCTTCCTAGCTCGAAGCTTTCAGTAGCTTCCCAGCAGAAGGCTATCGGTAGATAATTAAGAACATCCTAAATTTAATATAATGGCTAAGCACGAATTAGAAATTGCAGCTGAAGCACAGGGGATTACAATTAGTGACACCCCTGACTTTTTGAATACACCTCAGGAAGCTCCTGCGCCCTCGCCGGAGCCTGAACCCTCGGAACCACAAGCTACACAACCCGTAGTGGAAGAAGCTCCCGAGCCCGTGCAGGAGACTCCTGAGCCCGCTCCACAACCGGAGCCTGAACCTCAAGAAGTTGTCTTCAGACAAGAATACACGGAGCCACAAGCTCCGACACAAGAACCTGTGCAACCGCAGGCAATCGACGAAGATGCCATTGCGCTTCAGAAGCTCAGCGAAAGGCTGAACATGAAGTTCGATAGCTTCGACGAAGTGAGCCAGCAGTTTAACAGGAAGGCTGACATTGACCCCAGTGTCGCAGCTATTAACGAGTTCGTCACCGAGACGGGTCGTTCCGTTGATGATTGGTATAAGTACCAGTCCTTGAACACTTCCGAAATGGATGATAGCAGGGCTGTGCGTATGCAGATGCAGATGGAACACCCCAACCTGACGCCCGGAGAGATTGATACGCTTATGAACAATAAGTACAAGCTCGACACGGACAGGTACACCGATGAGGAAATCGCTACATCAGCTGTGGAACTGAAGGTGGCAGCCGACAAGGCTCGTCAATCTATCGAAGAGATTCGTGAGGCGTTCGCTACGCCGGACCCTAATCGAACCACTGAAGATGAATTTATGAGCCCCATTGACGACCAGTGGGTCGCAAACATGTCCAAAGAGGTTGACAATCTGGACGGCATTTCATTTGATTTGCCCACGGGTAAGACATTTACCTACGGCCTAGCCGACCAGTACAAGTCAGCATTGAAGGACAAAAATGCGAACCTCGAATCGTTTTTTGATTCCTACGTCTCTGACGATGGCAAGTGGGACTACGACCTTCTTAACTCTCATCGAGCAGTGATGGACAACATTGACAACATTGTCAACGCGGTGTACCGACAGGGTATGAGCGATGGCCAACGTCGTGTGGTTCACCAAGCCTCTAACGTCGCTCCTGTGACTCCACAGTCCCAGCAGGTAGACACCTCGGCTGAAGCTCAAAGAAGCAAGATTGTTGAACAGCTCGCAGCTGCCATGGGAGGTGACAAGGGAATGACTTTCAAGTTTTAACTCTCTCTAACAGAAAACAATTATGGCTATTACTGCGCCAAATGTTCATGGTCAGCTTGGGGGAAGTACTGGTGGTGGTGCGTCAAACATTGGTTTGGCAACACCTGAAAAGTACTCTTCTCTCGGTGACTTTATGAACTCTATCAACGCCCTTGATGTACGCCCCGAGCTCATCAAAACTTACGGTAATCAGGGCATTACCGGATTCTTGCGTATGACCGGAGCCGTCAAGGCTGCTGGCTCTGCCGAAAAGGTTACTTACTACGAGGAAGCTCGTTTGCACCAAAAGGTTCGTGCAGCAACCAAGAACGATTCAAGTGGTGCTGCAGCTATTGATGCTGGGCAAACATTGGTCTTTGTGGTTGAGGCAGCTCCTTCCGCTGTTGATGCTGACATCCGTGCTCACACTCCAATGGAGGGTGACATCTTGCTCATCAACGGTAAGGACCGTCTCGTTGTAACTACCGAGGGTGCTGCCAACAACAGCACAGATTTCACGTGTGCATACATGAATAACCCAACTGTTGCGGTTAGTCAAAACACTGTACACGAGATGCCAATCATCGGTAACGTATTCGATGAAGGCAGCGACCAGCCCGGACGCTTCATTGAGTCTAACGTGGTTCGTTTCCAGAAGCCTTACGCCATCGTCAAGGGTAACTTTGAGGTGACGGGTTCACAGGCTACCAACATCGGATACATCGACGTCGGAGGTGGTGACTACCGTTGGTACATCAAGGGCGAGATGGATGCCCGCCAGCGTTTCTTGGACAAGCGTGAAATGACTCTCTTGTTCGGTCAAGAAGTTGCCAGCGACGCTGCAGCAGCATTGACTATGAGCGGCAACGAAGGTTACATCACTGCTCTCGAAGACCGTGGCTTGGTTACCTCTAGCATGATTGGAAACGACGGTGGATTCACTGACTTGGACGACCTCATCACTGAGTTTGACAAGCAGGGCTCTGCTCCTGAGTACGCCATCTACGCCAACACCAAGCAGAACTTGCTCCTCGACGACATGGTCGCTCAGGGTGGTGGTTCTTCTAAGGCTGGCATCGCTGGTGTTACTGCCTCTTACGGTGCGTTCCAGAACTCACCTGACATGGCTGTACAGCTCGGTTTCTCTTCATTCTCTCGCGGTGGATACACGTTCCACAAGCACAGCTGGAAGTTGTTGAACGACCCAACTCTCTTGGGTGGTAACAGCGACATTCAACAGAAGCTCGTTTCTGGTGTGATGTGCCCATTGGCTACAGTGACTGACCCAACTACTGGTGACCGCTCTCCTGCTTTGGAGTTGAACTACAAGGCTGCAGGTGGATACTCTCGTGAGTTGGAGCACTGGGTGACTGGTTCTATCCTCGGATTCCGTAATGCGACTGAGGACACGGCTAGATTCAACTACCGTTCTGAGTGTGCATTGGTTACTCGTGCTGCAAATCAACACGTGTTGATTAAGTCCTAATCGTTAACCTCTAAACACTAAGAAACTATGATTATCGTAAAGACCGCCTCTAACGCAGGGGCAATCTTGAATCCAGCTGTCTTTGAGTCAATGAACATTGCTGCCACTACGGTGACTGCAAACTTCGCTACAGTTGATTCAGGAGACACGCCTACCCGCGATTCTTTGGTAGTGAACTGCACTGCAGGTAATGAGCATACTGTTGCTAACGACTTGCTGCAGCTCATCAGAAGCGAACGCACGGTTACCCTCGACGATGTAAACGACGACTTTGCTGGCATCTCTGATGTCACAAGCTTGAGCGTTACGTTGAACGGAGTTCCTGTTGTCTCTGGCTTCCACGTCATTGAGCCATCGGCTGATGGTACTTTGTCTTCTGCTGACTCAGGAGCTGTCGTTGTTCTTAACGACGCGATTGACTTGAAGCTCCCAACACCTGCTGTTGGCTTGGAGTACACGTTCGTTTTGGACGCCGCAATGGGAGGCACTGGAGCTACCATCACTTCAACTACTGATGGCTCTTCCGCTTCAAACTTGTTCTTCGGTATTGCTGATGTAAATGACGCTACCGTCCAAGTAGCAAATAATGACGTTATCACCTTCGCTGCTTCTACAGCTACTGAGGGAGACTTCATTAACTGCAAGTGCGTATCTGCTACCACCACTACCAACAACCCAACTTGGTTTGTGACTGGTGCTGGTGAAGCCAACGGCTCTATCACGTTTGGCTAATAGCTGACTAACCTATGGTAAGGGGAGGGGGAAAGGCCTCCTCCCACTTACTACTCGTTTGACTTTAATTTCTTTTAATCATGTCTACAGAAACTATCCAGCGGAAACCCGCTAAGAAGACCGCGCCCAAGGCTGCGGCAAAGCCTGTCGTTGAGGAACAGGTAACAGAAATCCCTCAAGCTCCTGCTGCTAAGAAGCCGGAAATCAAAAGAAACCTCAAGGACAAGAGCAAGGAGACTCAGTTCTACAGCTCTATCATGGGGGGCATCTACTTTAAGCTTTCCAACAGCAACATCAACATCTTTGACGAAGAGTCTGGAAAGATTCGTCAAATTAGATACTGTGCTGGTGAGCCATCTATCTATGTCGACGAGCAGTCTCCTTCTGCTACAAGGTCGCAGGTAATCTTCCGCAATAACGGATTGGCTGTGCCTTATACCAAGCCCAACCTGCGTGAGTTCCTCGCAGCTCACCCTGAGAACAGGGCCAACGGTGGCAGCTCTTTCCATCTCCTCGACACGGAGACAAAGATTCAGGAGTCTGTTGACATGGACTTCTTGGTTACCGATGCCATCCAGATGATTAAGACTCGCAGCCTCACGGACTTGCTGCCTGTAGCTATCGCACTGAATATCAATACAGACCAAGACAACTTGGCCATTAAGAGAGAGCTTGTGTTGGCTGCTAAGCGCAAGCCACAAGAGTTCATCGACCTCTTTGACAACCCAGTCGTTCAGACCCGCGTCACTGTGATGCAGGCCTTTGACTTTCAGATTGTCAGATTCAAGGGCGGTGCTGTAACGTGGTTTGACAGCGGTGCAATTGTAGTCGGCGTGCCTGTTGGGCAGAACGAAGTCGATGTACTCACTCGATTCTGCATGACCGACAAGGGCGCTACCGTCCTGTCCGAAATCGAACGGCAACTCTCGGAGATTGCTTAACCCATAACCCTAGCGGAAAGGGGCTGCCTTCGGGCGGCCCTTTTTTGTTTATATTTGCTGGTAGTAATTACAACACCATGGCGAGCGTACGAGAGGTATATACAACGCTTCAGGGACTAGCAAACAAGGACGAAAGAGGGTTCGTAACTCCTGCGGTATTCAACCAGTTTGCAGCTGTTGCACAGCAGAAGGTATTCAACAATATCTTTTTGGAGCTAGAGCGTGCTCAGGCTCAGCGTCTTCGCCTTCTAGACCCCGGGCTATCCGAGTCTCGTATCCGTGGACTCAAGCAGGACTTGGGAAGGTTTGTCACTAGAGTGCAGCTTGACGAAGCACCGGACACTACATACCCAAGGCTCAAGACATCCTTGAACCTGCCAAACAACTTCAACAGAGTCATCGAGGTAAACTACGAGCCAGCTGCTGCGAGTATTACATCTCCGTCTGCAAGCGCGTCTGTCAATGCCTCAACCAATGCAGAGGTGATTCCTGTGGAGGTTATCGAGGACGCAAACAAGCTTCAGGCAATCCTGTCAAGCACACTGTCTAGACCAACCAAGGAGTTTCCAGCGTGCTACATCACAGGAGTTACGCTTGAGCTGTACCCTCATGACTTGGTTCTAAACAAGGACACGTCGTCCGCTGGCACAGCAGACCAAATCGGGGTTGACTTTGTGTACTACAAGAACCCAGCCTCTCTCACTACTGCAGGTGCGCTCGACAATTCTATGCCCAAGATTGGTTTTACTCTTACCAACAATAAAGAGGTATACAACGCTTCGACCAGCAGAGACTTTGAGCTACCTGACCACTACGTTATGGACTTGGTGATTGAGATGGCAAAGCTAATCGGTGTCAACCTCAAGGACAAAGAGGTGTACCAGCACGGAGCCCAAGAGGATGTTAAAGAACAAAGAGTGTAACAGATGGCACACAACTTAGTAGGACTATCCGACATCATCAATGACTTCATCATCTCTTTGGAGGGTGATGACTACGCTATCAATGTTACTCGCCCTATGCTCCGCTCAGTAGCACTGCGTGGGCTGCGTGAGTTTGGCTTTGACCTTTCGGGCAAGGTGCGCTCTTTGAAGCTGTCCCCTGAATCCAACGGGACCTACCAGTTGCCCGATGACTTTGCAAGCATCGCTCGAGTCGGCTTAGCTGGCAGCGATGGCTATGTGTATCCACTTGCACACAACACAAACCTTAACATGTCGCAGGCCTACACAAACGTAGAGAGCCCAACAGACAGTGATAGTGATGGTTTTTTTGACAGAGTGGATGACACAACCGGAAGCGGTGGCGGCATCCTCGGGGAAGAGGAGGCGCTCATCTTTAACAACTACGCCTACAACCAAGCCACGGGTAGAACCTACGGTATGGGTGGGGGCATATATGCAGGAGAGTACAGGCTCAACAGAGACCAAAACAGAATCGAGACTGACTCAGGAACTACTGGTGTGATTGTTGTAGAGTATGTGGCAGACGAAGCTCGGGCCAAGAACCCACAGGTTCCCGTGGAAGCCGAGGAGGCACTGCGGTCATACATGTACTACAAAATCATAGAGCGCAAAAGAAGTGTGCCTAACGTAGAGAAGTCTCGCGCTAGGCAAGAATACTACAACGAAAGACGCAAGGCTAACGCCCGCCTTAAGACATTCAACAAGGACGAGGCAGTGCGCGTGATTCGCAAGAACTTTAAGCAAGCGCCTAAGTACTGATGGCTATTGACAAACTGATACCTCGACATCTAAACTTGGATGACGACGAACGCTTGGTGCAGGCTATGCAGATGACGAATGCAGAAAATGTGTTCATCTCTGGAAACCAAGAAAACGATGCGGGCGTTGTAAAACAAGCTGATGGAAACGCAGAGGTCAGCCCGAAAACTTCTTCCGATACAATTCCTTCAAGCGGCATTAACCTTATCATTGGCTCTGTCAACTTTGACGCAGGCGGTGTGCTATTCTACTTTTTGTACAACAGCAACGAAGACCACGGTGTTTACATGTACGAGCAAGACGAAAACAGATATGTCAAGCTCTACCAAAACAGCGCTCTTGCTTTCGAGAAGGGTATGCACATTCAGGGTGACGTTGTAAAGACTGGTAAGGGTGATACCCTGTTGTACTTTACTGACGGAAAAAACGAACCGCGAAAGCTTAACGTCTCTAGGCTTCTAAGCAACAGCTACGAGAGTGCTATTGACGACGACACGGCAAGCACAGTAAGCAATTACATTACAGTTTGCAAGCGTCCACCAATGAAACCGCCAACATTTGAATTTAGCGTTTCTGGCGATGCCAACTCAAACAATAGGGTTATTGACCGTGTGTTTCAGTTTGCAACTCAGTATGTCTATGCTGATGGTGAGGTTTCTGCGATTGGTCCCTACTCTAAGCTTACCTACGAGGACAACCACTTTAATGTGGACGGGACTATGGCCGACCTCTACAACACTCCCTTTGACTCTATTGACGTCACCCAAAAGAAGGTCAATTCCAACAATGAGAATCAGGATGGCGATGTAGTAGCAGTTAGGTTTTTGGCTAGAGCTGGGAACACAGGTTCTTTCGTGGTGTTTGACGAGGTAGATACAGCATACAGTAACGGACAGACTGTTTCTAACTTTACGAACACCAAGGCCTATCGTTTTATTTCGGAGCAGGAAACCAACAAGCTCTTTGACGCTGTGCCTTTGAAGGCAAAGACTCTTAGTGTGGTTGAGAACAGACTGTTTTTTGGCAACTACGTTGACGGGTTTGACACCTCAGAGTGGGTACAAACCAAATCTTCTAACACTAGAAGTCAATCGTTTCCTGTAACTGTCGGGATACAGAACGCTATCTTTGAGGCGGTAGAGGGTATACAATCATCCGCAGACATGCAAGGTGATAAAGTACCCTCTTACTTTGTGTTGAGAGACGCTGATAGTAGTGAAACTGCAAACGAAAATCTGGACCACTTTCATCCAGACGCAGGCGGCACTGGAATTGCCTCAGGCACTTCCCTCCAATCTTCGTTGGGCTACTACCAAAGAGCAGACAACAACACTCAGAATATAGAATGGAGGTTGGACACTAACGGTGACAATGTTCTTGATTCTAATGAGCAAAGCGCTAGGCTGGGTTTGTCAACTTCATACGCAATGGAGATTGACATTGACCTTTCAGACATTCCAGAGGAAGGTATTGGCACTACTTCTGAAATGACTCTAACGTATTTCATCACGGGCGGCAGACCATATATGATTCCTACATACGGAGACCAAGATGGAAAGCAAGAGTATAGAATTAAATACAGGCCCGGACTGGGTTCTGTAGCAGAGGGCCAGACAAGAGACTTGGACCTAAAGTTTTTCCATGGTGGAGATAGCATTGGTAGCGGGATTGTCGACCAATTAAACAATGCGGGGTTTGACCCAGACATGGCCAAGGTATGCGGAGTAGGATTTATTGGGGCTACCCCCGACAACTACTGGAGTAAAAGTGTTCAGGTTCAGGTCAACGTAAACAATACAGACACAAGACTAAGCATTGCTCAAAAAGTTGTTGACCAAATTGAGGTTGACAATTTCGGAGTTGAGATTAAAGGAACTGGATACCTCACTGCTCACGGAGTTAACTATCAAATGGTGAGCGCATTCGCGTCAGACAGACCGGGGTCAAAAGCTTGTAGGTATTTCTGTGACGGCAGGGGAACTGGCGAAGACTCTAAAATCGTTATTGAGCCAGCGTTTGCCATAGTTCAAGACAATGGTAACAGGGTCCGCGTTACATACAAAGGCAGGAGTGGAGAATTTAGAGTTTCACACATTCAGCATGGCGGGCCAGTTGCTAACGTATTAGACAATGGCTTTGGCGCAATTCCTATTGAACCACAGTACGCAGCCAATCGTCAGGAAATTATTTTGGGCGATTCAGCAAGCGTGCTTCAGGCTAATTGCTTTTCTGTAGATGGCAGCGTCAACAGCGCCAATGAAGAAGACCTTTTTAGGTGTATGATTCTAGACTGGATGCACACTAAAACAAATGCTCGTATAGTGTTTGGCAATGCTGGGTCTATTCAGGGCGACAAGGGCGACAACAGGCTTACCTTCCGCTCCGGGGCCAATCACCCCCTTGGCTGCGTGTTTTACGACCACAGAAACAGAAGCTCTACGGTAAAGCTTTTGAGGGAAGCCTATGTTCCTTTTAGTGGAGACGCAGCCTCTGTTGTTGGCAACGAAGTAAATCGTCTTGTTCCCTATGACATTGACGTGACATTTCCAACCTCTTACATTCCAGATTGGGCGGAAAGGTATCAGATTGTTTACGCGGGTAACTCTCAGTATGAGTTCTCTCTTACGCACAGCGTCCCTGAGGCGCTTCTTGCTGACATGAGCAGGGTTGTAATTAGAGACCCCTCACTCACTGACAGTGAAGACCTCGAGGAGACTCTTGATTCTTCTAGCGCTTCCGGAACAGATGCAGCGGCAGAAGCAAACTTCACGAGTTTGGCTGCGGCTGAGTCTGCTGGCATTCTTAGTAACGCCATTTATCTTCCTTTCAGATTCTTTGAGGGGAAGACGGATTCGTACAAGTCATCTTTCGGAGTCAAACTTGATTACCAGTTTAGACCGGGAGACAAGCTTCGGATTGTTAGCTATCAAGACATCAATCCCGGAACGGAAGAAGGTAACCCTGAAGTAATTACAAACTTTCCGGAAAATCATTTCTTTGACATCATCGACTACAAGCACTTTGAGCCCAACTCAGAAAAGAATGTCCTGTCCTTGCCACATGCTGCTGACGGTAACTTTACCAAGGAGGGTGAGTACAGGCGCTCAGGTTGGATGTTGATTGTTAAAGAAAACAATGTTCATACAGGATTTTCGGTTGCAGACATTCAGGGGAGTGGTGAAAGCGACAACTGGAAAAAGAACTGTGTTGTAGAAATCTTGAGACCAAAAGTACAGCCTGTGGATGAGGAGATTGTGTACTTTGAAATTGGTGAGTCATTTTCTGTATCGGATGATTCTAGGAGAAGTGTATACAACCAAGCAGCTACTGAAGGAGCGGTGGCGTTTACAGGTGTCAGCGAAATCAAAAGCAGGGTGAGGCTGTTTAGGGGCGACACTATTCGCCCAGTTTCATTTCCTGCTGAAAACAATACGGACCCAGACTTTTTTGGGGTAGGAGGGTTTGGCTCTGCTGGCGGTGATTTTGCTTCAATAAGCCTTGCGACTCACGAAATAGTACGGCCACTAGGGATATACGAGGATGGCAGCGGCACATACTACAGGTACAGAGTTTCAGCATCAGGAGGTCCCGGCGCAGTCAACGATGGCTTTGATGCGCCAAATGGTGTAACCCTTGCAGACGGAACCTCTGCAAATCCCGAAGCGCCTATTCCGGCAGCATTCTGTGTGTTTACAAAGGGCTCGTTCAGGGCAGTACACCTGACAGACCAAGGCGATACATACTATCGTAAGAGAGACATGAGGACATCTTCGTTCAACTCAACGACACTTGAGTTTGACCCAAGCGACCTGACTGAAGCTACGTCTGTAAACTTTAGGCTTACAAATATCGAAGACCCGGGCTTCAATGATTACTTGGACTCTACTGTCACAAGAAACTATCATTTTGGAAGACCTCACTTCTACAACCCAGAGTTTCAAGTAAACGTTAGGGGTTCATCAGTTACCTACAGTGACCCATACGCGTCAGATGGTGAGGTGCTCAACCTTTCTAGTTTCAACCCATCACTGTTCCCGTTCAAGGACTACTCCCTTAGGTACGGTGACATCTGCAAACTAATTGACGAGGGCGCTGGACTGGCGGTGTTGCAAGAAAGAAAGTGCTCTAAAACTCCTGTCAGTAGAGACTACATCAATACCGCAGAAGGGGGCGTGCTTATTACCTCTACAAATGTTCTTGGCAAAGAGATATACTCGCCTAGCGACTACGGCCCGGGTATGTTCAGCATGGGTGTCAGGGAGCATGATGGAATCATTTACTTTGTTGATGCGGAGAAGGGTGTTGTCTGTGCTCTTGCTGGCAATCAAATAAAAATTATTAGCGATGCTAAGGCTAGTAGTTTCTTTTCTACTCAGCTGAGAAGCGTACAGGCTGGACGCTCTGCCTCAGGAGTTATCACTGGCGTACACATCGACCAAAATGAAATTGTGTTTTCCATCAATAGCAAACAGCGTAGAACTATTTCGGCTGGGGGAACTACATTCGGAAGAGGACTTCCAGTAGACCTCGACACCGACACTAGCTTTGACCTGAACGGTTTGAGAAAGGTTTACACGATTAAAGGCTCACCGCTCGACATCATTAACGAAAATCAAAACTGGGAGGTGCATGTATTAGATTGGGACGAAGCTGGCAAGGGCGTTATCTTTGTTGACCACCCAACTGAAATTGGTTTTGTAGAATCAGAACTTAGCACCAAAGGAACTCAAGACCTTCTTGTTACAAATCAGCGCAATGATTTCTACGGCAAGATGGTTAAGCAAGTCGGGTCTGATATGAGAGGTGTTCTAAATGAAGGTGCTGGTGGCGGTTCAAAAAACAACTCAGCGTCTACTCTTTCAAAAAGCTCAGTATCTGTTGCTGACAGAACTACGATTGCTTACAACTTCAAGCAAGGCGTTTGGACTAGCAAGTATAGCTATAGGCCCGAAGACATGTGCCCAATATTTGAGGATATGGTAAGCTTTTCTGCTGGAAAAGTATTCCTTCACAGCCCTTCAGCAACGCCGCTCAACTATTACGGTGTAGCTCACAACGCAGTCATTGAGGTTATTGCAAAGAAAAACCCGTCCATGGTGAAGCTCTACAAGGCAATCAGCCTTGAAGGTAACTCAGTGTGGACTGCAGAGCTTTCTAACAGAGAACAGACTTCTACAATCACCACAAACATGTGGAAGGACCAAGACATTGACGGCCAAGTAAGGGCTGGCGATGGGTTCCGGGAGGGAATGTTATACTGTGATATGCCCGGTGACACAAGCAATACTAGCAAGCTAGACGAGATTGCTGTTGGAGTTGTGGCTACGTCGGGTATTGACGGTGCCAACGACAGAGTAACCTTCACGTCTCGCGTAGACAACATTCCATTCAACATCGGAGATACGCTGTTCGATGCAGCGGACGGCAATACCACAGGCATCACAATCGAGGGTGTCCACGACAGGTTTACCTTGAAAGTAAGTGGAGTCAGTGGACTTGCGGATGCAGATAACCTAATCGCAAGGAACGCTTCTGACACAGGTCACGTTACGGGAGACCCACTGCGCGACTACTTCTTAAAAATCAAACTCACGAACAGCTCTACCACCAAAAACGAGTTGTACGCTGTGAACGCTATCTTTGAGCGCTCACGCCTTCATAACGACAGAGTTAACTAAATTTGCAGTATGGCCAACTTTAAGTACAACGACCCGCTTTTAGAACAAGCCCGTTTCTTCGCAGGGCGGAGAGGGCGCACTGATTTGGGGCCTCGGATTGCTACTAATTACAATATGAATCCGCGCGGTGGCTTTCAACCGTTTGCTCCAAGCCAGTTGTCTTTTCTTGGTGACGATGCTGGATTATCTGTGCCGGGGCCAACATTCTCCCAAGACCAATTTTTTGATGAATACCAAGGCGGTAGATTCTTAGGCGCTACAAGGGGCGGAGAGCCGCTTCAGTTTGGCTACGATACCCTTGGTTCACCGCAGGTTGACCCAATGTCAATCAGCCCCGGCGGGACAAACGAAATCTTTGGCGAACCTCAGACAGACTACTCAGGTGGGTTTGAAACACGCGCTATGGACCCGCTCATCGGACCCACTATACCGCTCGAGTTCAGAACTCAAAGTGAGATTGGCCCGGCGGTTACAGGAACAGATGGGGCGGGAACCACGGACCCCGGAAGCACGGACCCCAGAAGCACGGGCCCCGGAAGCACGGACCC